CTGGTATGGTGAAATACTTAAAAGCTGCAAGTGTTTTGTTACAACAAAGCATCTGCGGTTATAAAGTTTCATCTTTTAGTCCGAGAGTTTCTCGTACTAATTCAGGGATTCCTAGAATCCTTCCTATTGGAGTCCGAAGACTTATAAGAAAGGGTAATACATTCTATATGAAATTATCGTTAACAGTATTTTCTGTTTTCAGAGATTTACATTATGATACATTACCTAACTTATCATCGATTACTTTACCCTTTACCGGAAAAATTAAATACGTTAACCTAGTTATACAATTTATACCTAGATTCGTAGAATTATTCTGTAAGGGTATAGATGCTCGAAAGTCTTTGGGTGGAGAATTTAAATATTTTTCAATTCTTAAATCTTCTCCACAAGTTCCTAATTTTAGGAATTGGCCATTTAATTCTATGGCTTCGACTAATCCTGTTGTTCTTGTTAGATCTTTACTAGCTTTATCTTTAAAACAGATTAAAGCTATGTTAGCTCTTCATGAAGCAGTATTACCTCAGCCTAAAAAGAAATCTGATCTTAATTTTGGATCAAATATTCATTTTAGCCGATTTACAAGACAAGAAGTAAGTGAGACAGTAATAATTAACAGCAGAACTTTTAGTTTTCCTGAATTATTAGTGTCATCTTATTCTTTCTTCAATTCGGATAGAATTAAATCAATTCTTTCTGGTTTAAAAGCTTTTCAAATGAAAAATTTATATACCGGAAAATTAGGTCTTAAACAAGAGGCTGCTGGTAAAATGAGAGTATTTGCTATGGTAGATCCATGGACTCAATGGACTTTGTATCCTTTTCACAAAGTGTTATTTAGAATTTTATCTAAACACCACTTAGTTGATGGAACATTTAATCAATTGAGACCATTAAGTAGAGCGTTTATTGGTAATAAACCTTTATTTTCAATGGATCTTTCCTCGGCAACTGATAGACTACCTATTTCTATTCAAATACCTTTATTTAAGGCTATTTTTAGATTGAATTCAGAACAAGCGGAAGCTTGGAAAGAATTAATGGTAGGTAGAGCTTACCTAGACCCGAACAGTAAAGTTTCGATATACTATGCTGTCGGACAACCTATGGGAGCTCTATCATCATGGGCTATGTTAGCCATGACTCATCATTTAATTGTGCAGGTAGCTGCATGGTCTTGTGGATTTTCATCTACAAGATTATTTAAAGACTATGCTCTCCTTGGTGATGATATTGTTATATATAATGCTAAAGTTAGCAAGAAATATCACGAAATCATGACCGGACTCGGTGTAGAATGTAATTTAGCGAAATCAATCATGTCCCCTAAAGGACTTGGTCTTGAATTTGCGAAGAAAACTATTTATAGAGGAATAGATGTTTCACCTGTTCCTCTTAAAGAGTATTATTCAGCACTTCAAGGGATACTTCCCCTAATTGAATTTGGGAGAAAGTATTCATTGTCGTTCGTTAAATTATTATCTGTAGCCGGTTTTGGGTATAAGGTTAAAGGAAGTTGTAACCAACCTCTCCATAAATTATCTTTTAAAGTTAGATATTTATATCTATCTATGATGATTATGGATGCGGCAAACTTATCAAAGACTATTAAGTCTCTTTATAAGAAGAGCCCTTCTATGTTACATACTGTTTTGGTTACTAGAGAGTGGGTCTATACCCTTCTCTCTGAGTTTCAGAATAGTTTGATAAGACAGAAAGCGTCGGTTATGAAAGTCGATATAAATCTTTTTAGAAGGTTTATATTAGACGGAAAAACTTCCTTTGGCAAAGCGGACACTAGAGTGTTTTCTCTAGTCTCTGTCGATGCTTATAGAGATCTTAAACCCAAACTAGAACAATATTTTACCTTATTGATGGTTTCTTCTCAATGGGACTTAATGAAGTCTTTAGAGAAGATACATAGATCATCAAGAGATTTATTATTGGAAATTTCTAGGTCCACTGATAACAGTATGGAGACATTAATGTCTTTCTTCAATAGATATATCGGTCTTGAACAAGAGGTTAAGAAAGTTCAACCTGAACTTTTCTTAAAAACACCGAATGCTCAGAGAGGTCTAGTTAGACTTCCTCAAGCTCGGCCTGGAGTTCTAAGACGGTATATCCAAATGGAGACTTGGCAAAGAGCTTTAAATCATGTCCAGATTAAGTCTCGATCAATTGAGACTAATTCTGGTATTAATTCTGAAGTCCCTGCACAAGAATCTGGGTTCCATTTACTTATAGTAATGTTAAGAAGTTTATTCTTTACAACTAGAAGAGCTGGAGGACTATTTCTAGGTCCAGCAAGAAGTTTAATGTTTAGAAGATATATTCTTCCAAATTTAGCTTCTTTTGGGTTTAGAACTGTTTTATGGATATGGATAGGAGAAATGTTGTTTACATTAATCTTATCAACCATTATTTCTTTCTTCTGTTGGCTAGTTTGGATTTTATTCCAATGGCTTTCGGGAGAAGGAACAATGTGGAACATATTCATAACGGCTCTTCCATTCCCTTTATCTGGTTTACCCAGTCTATCGAAGTTTACTATTTGGTTTTATAACTTTATAGGAGCTTCTACGATAGCACCGAGCAATCCTTGGCAATGGTGGCAATTATGTTCATTTGGATTATTAATCCATATGAATATAATGCTATTTCATTTATGGGATCTTGTTCGAGAAATGACTATCGCTCTACCGGTGGACACGTGGGCCCAGTGGTTCGGATTACATATTGGTCTTATTCATTTATTGATTATAGATCCAATTATGCAAATCTTCACCTATTGTGCTACATGGCCATCTCATAGAGGGACTGGTAATCTATTACACGGTAATCTGCTAGTGATAACTTATAGAGAAATCTTTGGTTATTTAATGTCAGAATGTTCTGTGATTTATTCTGTTTTAGTTAACGGAATTCATCCAAACATGTTACATGATTGTAATTTCTCTGAGACAGAATTACTGTTAGGAGAAACTGACATTGTCGTTAACAATCTAACTGATCCTTGGGCTCAACACCCACAGGCAGCTGTTGTTAATGAACTAAATGATCCGTCTGACCTTTGGGTCATAATAGACAATGTTGAAGAAATTCCACAGTTACCATCTCCTTGGCAATATAGGTTAAAGTGGTTAATTATCACTAAACCTGCATTGTTTGGGATGGCCTGTATGGTTACTTCAACTATTGCATACCAGATTGGGGGACATTTAGTATCAATGGTTACGACATAATATCCTGGATTCTAGCAGGGACTCATGGATTTAGAAACCTCCTTGACAATTATTGCACTAATGATTCAGTTATTGGATCAAAAGTGACAATAATAAACAATTGTAGTACTGTATCTGAACAG